ATGCTGCAATTACTACAGACAGTGCTGGGTCTAGTCCTAACTCATTACTGGCTAAGAATGATAACAACGATACCAATACTCCACGTGCGTAGGATTTAAGTATTGCTTTTTGTTTTTTGCTGATCTTCATAAGTTACCCCCTAGTAGTGGTATATCAAACGGCTTGCTATCTTTATCGCCTAACTTTGTAAAGCTAATATGTATGTGTTTTGTGTGCTTGTTAAAACCTCTGTACTTACGCCATTTGTAATTAAGTATTTTGCTAGCGATCATGCCATTATGAATTACGTAAGATATGCGCTTATCGGTTTTCGCACAGATTCTGATTTGGTCAGCCAAATATACTGAGAGCCCTTCGGATGAACCCAAGCGAGAATCCACATCAATGGCTCTGACACATCCTGCATCTGGATTATGATCCGATTTTCTGGCGGAATGACGAGCATCACCCAACCACCCATCAGAGGTAGAGCGACGATCTGGGTACCAGGTATCAACCTGATCTCTTAACTGTGTACCTGCAGCGCATAGCCATGGCTTCATTATGAAAGAAGTAGTCGAGCTTCCTCAGCTGTGATACCAAGTTTGCTTAACAGTGCTGCTTTAGCAGTTGCTTTAGTTATTTCTGCTTGTGCTTCTTCAGCCTTTACTTGCTCTATCGCTGCATCTATCTCAGATTGAGTAGGTGCTTCGCCTTCAAGCACATCCCATTTGATAGTTGAATAGTCATCCTCTGTAAAAGAGAACTCAGCACTTGGTTTTAATTTGTGTATTGCGGCTACTAAATAATTATTCATTATGCACCTATTTCCATCATAATTATAGAAGACTCTTGTACGCTTTCTGTTTGAAAACTAACACTCTGACCACTTGCAGTTGAATTTGTTGCAGCCTGTGTTTTGTAAGTAATTGCGCTAGTTGTTGCAGGTGAATCTAAATAAGCCATAGTTACCACACCCCTCAATTGACTACTTGTACCAATTGCAAAAGTTGAACCAGCATTACCACTATTTCTTAAAGTAAATACTTGAGTGGAATTTCGCATAAGTCTTGTGGACATACCAAATTGACCACTATCAGGGCTGTTTCCAATTGCAAAAGCCTGTGTTGTCATTACTAAAATTTTTGAAGTGGCAGATGACGGAGTAATACTACCTGATAAACCAGTATCAGTTTGACTTGTACTTGCAACACTTGTGCTAGTTGTACTAATTGCTTGAACAACCTGTAATACTTTGCCACCACCACCAGCTGTTTTCCACTCTGGTGCTGTTGCTCCTGAATTGACTGTAAGCACTTGATTAGCTGTGCCAATTCCAAGTCTAACTGGCGTAGATCCTGGTGATGAATAAATAATATCGCCTGTAGTGGTCATTGGGTTAGTCATGCCAGTTGTATCTAAGTTAGCCCAAGCACTGCCAGTGTAATATGTTGTTACATTTGTATCTTTAAGATAAGCAAAGTTACCTTCTTGTGGTGATGTAACGGCTGCATCTCTAGCTGTGGCACTGGCAAACACCCAGATACCCTGCATTAAATAACCATCGACATCGGCTGCGGTTAATACCTCGCCTGTAACAAAATCCTTAAACCCTAAACCTGCTGCCATCTCTACTCCTTAGTAACTTAGGACATTATAGTCTAAAGTGCCATAAATGCTACTATTTAGGATAAATGCATCTATAACGGGCTCTAGTGTCGTGAATGTGGTTTTCCAACTATTCGGGGTTATTGCCATACGTACCCCAAAAATCTGTAAAGTCTTTTCTAAAAGTGATCCACCAGGCTGGGTAGTCTTGACTGTAATTGGATCGAAGAAATCTAAATCTAAAGCTGCCAATATACCTGAGTTGTAGTTATCGGTGTATAGATCTAGAACTATGGCATCTACTCTTATAGAGGTTTCTTGCCTACTAGCCACATAAGCCTGGGCATAATCTAGGGCTACTGCATCTGATTGCATAAGTAGATTATCTAAAAAATAACTATGCAAAAAGTACTTATCTATGCTGGCTTGATTTAAAGCGACCTGTGCGCTACCACCAGTTCTAGTAATAGTGGCTTTATTAAATATCAATACATCGTTTAATATCCAGGTAGCATCAAAATAATCTATGCCAGATCCATCATCTGCAAAAACTGTAGGTGTGCCACCAATAGATCCAGCGGTTACGCCTCGATCTTGAAATACGAAGTTATTGTCGGCACTGACATAGATAGCACCATATTCGGACTCTGTTGCAATTTGTAAAGCCTGTAATGCTGTGCGGTTAGTGCCTGGATCTGCTTGTAATGTAGTAAGGCCTGCATCAATATCTCGTTGAGATGCTGGCCAATTAATTTCATCTAGTATTTGATTAATACGAGTACCTGATAGATCTCCAGCATTAGCGCCAGTTACTGTGCTTATCTGTGCTAATTGGGCTAATCTAAAAGCATCTACAGCTTGAATAGTAGTCATGGCCAAATCTGCTTCTGATTCATCTGGATATGTTGTAACATAACTTGTGATAAATCCTGAAAATATAGGGTAAGTATTAACACCATAGGTAGCCGTAATCTGTACTTTCTTCATAGGCGTTAATAAATTGTAATATGGCCCTGATACGTTCTGTGGGTTAAAATCGCCATTTTGATCTACTATGCGTAATGTAAGTGATCCTGTTTGGAATTGATCGCTAAGAGCAGTACGGCCTCGATTAGTTTCAATTCTATTTACTTGATTAGATACATCGACAATTATTGATGCAGGATCTCCTAGTACATTTACATCTAATTGGCCAGTATCTAATATCATGGCTTGGGCAAAGCTAGGGCCAGTACTAAAATTTATTATTGCATTTATTACTGGTACTGTCATAAGAACCCAGCAGGTGTAGTGCTATATCCCGATCTAGTTGCTATTTGTATGCTTTCTGCAATAGCCTGGCTTAACTTGTCGCCACTACCTGCAGTATCTACAGTTATGCGTATGTCTTGCGCTGTTGGTCTTAAACCGCTAAGTGGATCAAATCTAAAGCCTGTATTTGCTAAATCTTGTGTAGTAACAGTTAAGCTAGATAATGGATCATAAGGTGTTAGTGCAGGTGACATAAACGAGCCACCAGCACTAGTGCGTGGCTTTGTTAAACCTGTAGCTAATAAATCAGCATCTGTAGGCCTTAGACTTTTTAGTGGATCAAATATCATTAATCTAGCAATAGTAGCCTGGAAAGCAGCTTCTAATGCAGCAGCACTCTTAGCCATAGATTCAGCCATTTTCTTTGCAGCCTCTGCCGCTTCCATCTCTGCTAATATCTTTTTGGCTAATGCTTCATTGTTATCTAGTATGGCTAGTTGAGCCTTAATGCGTAGTTTGGTTTCTGCATCTACTGATTCGTTTAAGGCTACGTTTAAGCCTATGCGTTCTAAATCAAATTTATCTTTAAGTTGATCTACAGCTGTCTTTTTCTTTAATTGATCGTTTTCAGCCTTACGTAATGCAACAGAGTTTTTAATCGCTCGTTCTTCTAGTTTTCTTTGTTGCGCATTAATTCGGCCTGCAGTTCTTTCTTGACCACCACGATCAACTTGTGGTACAGCGCCTCGACCAATTTGTCTAAGCCCGCCAATATATGCCCCAATTACTGGGATATTTCTAATATCAAATATATTGCCAACGCCAGGTACATTAGTTAATTCTTTTAACTTACTGGCTATTTGTCCTAAGCCTAAAATTACTTCGCTTGTAGCTGTGGCAAAGTTTTCCATGCCTGTAGTTAAATCTTCTATAGTGTTATCATCACTTAATAAGGTTAAAGAATCTAAAATACCTTTGCCGATAATTTCTTGGGCATTGGCAGATGCTGCAGCTAGTAGATCCATCTTTCCAGCATAGGTAGTTAATCTGGCTGCGGATTGACCTGCAAACTTTTTATTAAGTTCGCCCATGATCTTATCCATGTCGCCAGTAGCTAATAAGGTTTTATCTAGTCCAGCACCTAATCTGCTAAGGCCTGTGGTATTGCCTGCATAGGCACGTGATAATGCTGTAGTAACGGCTGTTAATGATTTGCCCGTACCAGCGCTTATATTTAGAGCTGTATTTAATGCATCTTGGCTAGTAGTAATTGAGCCTGTAATAGTTAATAATTGTCTCCC